TCGTTTTTTGAACGGGAAAACCCAAAAGCATCCCGCACGCACTCGGAATTTTCTCCCGATAAAACCTGGTCGGGCGGGTACCGACCGGACCGGGCGGGCGCGTGAGTGAACGCCGCCGGTTGGGTCGGGTGGAGGCGGGTTTGGAACGGGACCTCGCGGAACGCCGGGACCTATGCGCGTCGGAACGCTCCGCCCTACGGACGCAGGCGCGCGCCGTCGACAACGCGGAGGCGAGGGGCGACCCCGACATGGTGTCGCGGGCGAACGCCGAATTTCTCACCATGCGACAGGCGGCGGGGTTAAGTGTCGCGGGTGCAAAACCGGTCGACGCCTTCGACAATCTTATGGCCGAAATCGCACGGTCCACCCCCGGTACGGTCGACCCCGCGGACACCTAGTCGCGCCACGTTCGGACCCGCCGTCGGCGTGTTGGCGCGGGCGTGCGGTCGTCCGCTTATGCCGTGGCAACAACACGTCGCGGACGTGGGATTGGAACACGACGCCGACGGGCGATTTTGCTACCAACTCATTGTCGCCACGGTCCCGCGCCAATCGGGTAAGACAACCCTCTTCGGCGCGGTCATGGACCAACGGGGCGCGACCACTCCACGGGCGCGGGTTTGGTTCACCATGCAAACGGCGAAGGATGCGGTTGATTGGTTGACGAACGAACACTGGCCCCTGTTGTCCGCCTTCGGGGACGCGGTGACCCTGCGGCGTATGGCGGGATCGGAGAACATACGTTGGCGCTCCTCGGGCGGGTTGGTTCGTCCCTTCCCGCCCAACGCCACGGGTTTACACTCCAAAATCTCGGACCTGGTCGTGGTCGACGAATGTTGGGCGTTCGACATACTGCGCGGACAGGCGGTCGACCAGGCGGTAATCCCCACGCAGGCGACCCGACCTAACGCGCAGGTTTGGAAGGTGTCGACGGCGGGCGACGCCGCCGCGTTGTGGTGGTTGGGGACCGTGGAGGCGGGACGCGCCGCGGTGGCGGGCGGTCGTACCGACGGCGTGGCGTACTTTGAATGGTCCTGTCCCGACGACATGGACCCGACGGACCCGGCGTCGTGGCCGCTTTACCATCCCGCCTATGGGCGGACCATTGGCGAATCGTCCATGCGCGCCGCGTTGGAAATGTTGGGTCCCGACGAATTCGCACGGGCGTACGGGAATCGGTGGGTTTCTATGGTGTCGCGCGTCATACCGCTAACGGCGTGGCGCGATGCCGCGGACCCCGATAGCCCCATACCCGAGGTCGGGCGCGTGGCGTTGGGGTTCGACGTGGCGTTGGACCGGGCGGACGCCGCCGTGGTTGCGGCGTGGCGGGACCCCGACGGCGTGGCCCGTATCGAAGTGGCGGCGTACGACGTGGGCGTGGGTTGGTTGGCGGACCGGGCGTCGGAGTTGGTCGACCGGTGGCAACCGGTCGGGTTCGGTTACGACGCCGCGGGCCCGGCGTTGGACGTGGCCGACGTGTTGAAACGCCGGGGCGTGGCGGTCGAAGGGTACGGGGCGAAGGACTACGCCGCCGCGTGCGCGGGGTTGTTGGACGGGGTTACCTCCACGCCCCCGACGGTCCGCGTTCGCCCCCACCCCGCCCTAGACGTGGCCGCGGGTGGGGCGGCGCGCCGGTCCGTGGCCGACGCGTGGGCGTGGGGTCGACGCCAATCGGGAACGTCCATAGCGGCGTTGACCGCGGCGACGGTCGCGCTATGGGCGTTCGACCACGCGCCCGCCGACACCGGACCGTTTCGGATTTACTGACGCCCGACCGCGCGGGGAGATGCGGGGTACGCGGTCGGACGCCGGGTCGACGGTAGTTGGGGAGAACCGGGCGGACCCCGTTGTGAGGTCGGGTCGTTGCCTGCGCCCGCCCGGTTCCCCGACGGACCCCGGTGGAGGGGACGTACGCCCGACATGGTACGCCGGGGGTGTTCAACGATTGGAGGACCAATGGCCCTAACCACCCGACAACGCAACGCCTTACCCCGGTCCGCGTTCGTGTACCACTCCGGTCCACGGTCGAATTGGCGCTACCCCGTCCCCACGAAGGGACAGGCACGGCGCGCCGGTATCTCCGAACGGTCCCGCGCCCGCACGCACCGCGCCGCGTTGTCGTACTCCGCGCGCCGGTCGACACGCGGGACCCCTGGTCGCGTGCGTGGCGCGGTCCGGTCCCGCCACGGCGGCGCGGTCCGGTCCATGCGGGGACGCCGCTAAATACGTGGGCATCATATACCTATTGTTCACGACCCGTTCCGGTGAGCTCTAAAAGGTTTCCCCTGGTCAACTGGGGTGCTCGAGGTCTGCCGGCGGGGCGTAATGGGTATATGGCGGGACGGGATTTAGATATATGGAACGCGTGTACGTCGCGGTCGCCGTCGCGGGCGGGTTCGTTTGGTTCGTTGGGTGGGTTCTCACGCGGTCGGGGCGTCGCCACTAACGACGCGCGTGTAACCGGACAGAACCCGACGTACTGTCCGAAAGGGTTGGGCGGTCCCCCGTCGTCGTTCCCGCCACGTTCGCCGGAGGACCGCCCACGTTCGCCCGTACGCCCCGCAAACCGTCCGCGTGGCGGACCGTCCTAGGCGCGGCGCAGGCGGGAACGTAGCGTGGGGACCAATGGTCGTCGTCGCCACTCCGACCGTGCAGGGTCCGCCGGTCATACGACGTGGGGGTGGTTTGTCACTCCCCCCGCCCGGTATGACCCCGTTCGGGATGCCCGGTCCGTACGTCTACGACGCCACGTCCGCCCGCCGGGTCCCCGCCGTCGGTCGCGCCGTGCAGCTATACGCGGGGTTAATGAAGCAATGCAACCGCGACGTGTACCGCGGCGTCGTCCAACTCCCGACCCCTCGCATATGCGAACGCCCACAAATCAACCGCGGCGGGGCGTGGTTCGTCCACGTATCGGTCGAAGATTATTTGTTGAACGGTAACGCGGTGTCGTTGGTCGTTGCCCGTGGCGTCGACGGGTGGCCGCTGGCGGTTCGCTATCTGCCCATTACGTACGTGTACCTCGCGTACGACCCGTACACGGGCGACGAATCGTATTTCTACATGGGGGCGCAACTCCCGACCGACGACGTAATACACGTCCGGCGTGGGATCGACCGGTGGTACCCCATGCGCGGTGTGGGCGTGGTCGAAGAGTACGTGTCCACGTTGGACCGGGTAGCTATGGAAGAGGAATACGAACGCGGGGCGTTGGCCGAAGGGGCGGTACCGTCGGTCGCCGTCATAACGCCGCAGGCGACGCTAACGCAGGAAGTGGCCGACGACGCGAAGCAACAATGGACCGCGAAGTTCTCCGGTCCCCAACGTGAACCGGTCATACTCCCCAACGGGACCGTCGTACAACCGTTGGCGTGGTCGCCGTCGGACACGCAACTAAGCGAAGCGCGCCGCCTGTCCCTTATCGACGTGGCGAACATGTTTAACCTAGATGGGTATTGGTTGGGCGCGCCGGTCGCCGGTATGACGTACCGCACGGCGGGACCGCAGTACCAACAGATTTTGCGTACGTCGTTGGAACCGGTCATGGTGGATTTTGAAGAGGCGTGGTCCGACGCGTGGTTGCCGCGCGGACAACGGGTCCGCTTCGACCGGTCCCACCTACTCCGCGAAGATTTGGCAACGTCCGCCACGGCGGCGGTTTCGTTGTACGGGGCGGGTTTGATTACCGACGCCGAAGGCCGCGTGTTGGTCGACCTCCCCCCCGACCCCGTGGCGGGGGAGTTTGCCGCGCCACCCCCACCCCCGCCCGCCCCTGCGCCCGAACCCCCGCCCGACGACAACCCCGACGACAACCCCGACGACACGGGAGGTAACACGCCATGACCACGCCCGCCCCCGAAGTACGCGCCTACGCGACCGCGATGGAATTGCGCGACGTGACCGTGTCGGGACGACCGGCGCGGTACATGGAAGGACGCGCCGTCCCGTACGAAACGTGGGGGGAATTGTCGTGGTTCTCCGAAATGCATAAACAGGATTCGTTCAAAGTGTCGACCAAATCGGGGTCGGGTAAGCGCGCCCCGTTACTCCTGTTCCACGACAACCGGTCATTCCCCATAGGACACGCCGAAGAGTGGACCCACGACGACGGGTTGTGGGGGGTTTGGAAACTGTCCGCGTCACCGGAGGCGGACCGGGCGGCGGATGCCGCGGCGGCGGGGGACCTGGTCGGGTTGTCCGTCGGGTTTATGCCACAACGCTCCGATTGGACCTACGTGGAGGATTGGGACCCCGACCTAGGGGCGGACCATAAGGACCGGGTTGTTCGGGTCGAATCGCGGTTGTTGGAAGTGTCCATGACCCCGACCCCCGTATTCGGCGACGCCGCCGTTACGGCGGTCCGGTCCGCCTTCGACGTGGAACAACGGTCCGCGCAGGTCGCCGCCCGCCGGACCGCGCAGGTAGATGCATGGCGCGCGGAGGTCGACGCGCTACGATCCCGCGACAGCGACTAGACCGCGAACGGTCCCGCCCGTTCCCCGGTCCCCGGTCGGGTACGCCCTGCGGAACGCGGTACCCATCCGGCGACTAGGTCCCGGCGACCCGTTGCCATGCATCCCGTTGGCCCCAACCGTCTACTAGATGCGAGGTAACGACATGCCTAACGCCGTATTGGAACGTTTCCGCGAAGCACGCGGCGAGCAAATCGCCACGATGGACGCGATTTTGGACCAGGTGTCCGACCGCGATTTGTCGGAGGCGGAACGTGGAATTTTGGAGGGGTGCCGCGCCCGAATCGCGGAGTTGGACGCGCAGATAGAACCCCTCGCCGCGTACGAAGGTCTACGCGCCGCCGACGACGCGCTGGCGCGGTCACTCCCCCGCGCCGACGTGGTCCCCGCCCGTCCCGCGGGTATGGACCGGACCAACCCCTACCGTTCGGCGGGCGGGTTCGTGGTCGACTACCTGCGCGCCAACGGAATTATGGACCGGGGCGTACGCGACGACGCCGCCCGCGGTCGCATGGAACAGGCGTACGCCGTGCGGGCGGACCAAACGACCGCCGACACCGTGGGTCTACTCCCGTCGCCAATCGTCGGGGCGGTGGTAAACGTTATCGACGCCAACCGACCCCTTATTACGTCGTTGGGCGGTGCGCGTCCGTTGGGGAACATCCCCGGTACGACGTTCTCGCGTCCGGCGATTGCCCAACACGTACAGGTCGGACAGCAGACCGCGGAGAAAACCGCCCTACCGTCGCGGAAAATGTCAATCGTGCAGGTCCCGTTTACGAAGGAAACCCACGGCGGGTCCGTCGACATTTCGCGACAGGACATTGATTGGACCTCGCCTAGCGCGTGGGACATTCTCATAACCGACCTCGCGGACGTGTACGCGCAGGAAACCGAAGGCGTCGTGTCCGACCGGTTTACCTCCGGCGCAACCGGTACGCCTGTCCCGTGTACGGCGGCGGACCTCCACGCGTGGACCGTCGCCCTATACACCGCGGCTATGCGGTCCTACAACGCCGGTAAGCGTATGCCCGACCGTATTTGGTGTTCGTTAGACGTTTGGGCGGCGTTGGGATCGTTGGTCGACGCGCAGCGCGTCGTTATGCCACCTAGCGGGAACCTAGACACGGCGGCGGGGGCGTCGTCGTTGGCGTCGTTCGCCGGGGACGTGTTGGGGTTGCCGCGAATCGTGGTCCCCATGTTCTCCGACGGGACATGCATTGTCGGTCCGTCGTCGTTGTTTGAAACGTACGAGGACGTAATTGGGTTGTTGTCCGTAATCGAACCGTCCATTTTGGGCGTGGAGGTCGCGTACGGCGGGTACCTCGCGTACGGACATACGTTCTCCGGCGCGTTTGTTCCGTTGGACCTCGCGGGGGCGGTACTGCCTACGGCGGCGGACCCCAACGCCGGGAACGGGAACGGGACGACCACGCGGGCGTCGAAGGAATCCGGTAAGTAATGCCGTCGGGTCGCGGTGCGGGTACATGGCCGACCCTGTCGGACGTGCGGTCGTGGTTGCGGTTGCAACCCGACCCCACGGAGGACGCGGTTATTGACATGGCCCGCGCCGCGGCTATCGACTACGGCGTAAACAAAACCGGTCACCGTTGGGAGGTCGACGCGACCGACGTTCCCGACGGCGTATTCCTGGCGGCGACAATGGACGCCGCCCGTTTGTATCGGGCGCGGGATTCGAC